TTATGAGTATTTGTGTCGACATTATAAACCGGATTTGTTATTTTTGAATTATTTTTATTTTTAAATTCCCAAATTAAAAATAACTTTTTATATGCTTTTGAATAAAACCGGAAATAATCAGGCGATAAACCCGATTTATCCGGATGTGTAAATAATACAACTTTTTTTGCGTTTTTTAAATGAGACTCGTCAAAATCAACAGGGACTTTAAATAAATTAAGTATATCATTTAATTCGTAGTTTTGTATATCTAAATCTAATTCCATTAATATTACAAATTATATTTTAATTAATATTTTATTGTATTTATTGTATTTAATTTACTCTTTAACTAATCGAATACATCTTATAAAAAAAGCATTCAAATTATTTAAATCAGAACCAGAAACCGAATCGTCTGGTATATATGTAATATTTCCCTTTTTATAGCACAATAATGTTGGAACACCAGAAATCATTCTTTTTGTTTTAAGATAAGAAAACACATCAACACTATCATCAACATCAATATCCCCACAAATAACATTATCCGGACAAGAACCAAAAAAGTGATGCACCTGTTTTTCAATTAATTTACATGGTTTACACCAAGATGCTCCAAACTTTAATATGATAATACCTTTGTTATGTTTTAATAAATCTAAAAATACGGTGCGATTTTCTATTGTGGTAATAATCGTTTTCGACATTTAATTATATTTACATTATTTTTTCTAAATCGTTTATGTCAATATAAGGCAATTCAACATGACATTCCCAAAAGTAGTTACAAAATACCCATACAAATTTACAATTATCACTATATAAATGGGAGTATTTCGATATTAATTTATGGTGTAATTCCTCAGGTAATAAATTCAACGATTGAACCGGTAAAACATAACATAACTGAACTAACGGAGTTACGGCAGGAATTGATGCCCGATGTTTTTCAATAAATTCTGTTTCGAAATAAGGGATATGTTTAATTAAATCGGAAAGTAATGGTGGGTAATTATATTTATATCTCCATCTCCAATCGGCACAACCGGTAGTATAATATTTCATAGTCCATTCTAACCCTTCTAGAAAATTATTGGATATTTGTTTTATTCTTTCAGTGTCAGGTTCAACATAAAATAAAGACTTGTAATATCTATCTTGCCAATAAGGTTTATCTGGATTAATATATTTTTCTTGCTCTCTTTCATATCTAGGTATTTCTTCAAATTTCTTGTAGACATCTTCTGGGGTATTTAATGAATAATACTTTTTAGATTTTGCGGTTCGTTGGACCAGTTCTGTTTTAATGAACGATTCTTCTAATGGAACCAAAAAATTTACAAGTTTTCTGACGTTTTTCCAATAAATTATTTTCCCGTTTGTAAGATTCACCCGCGTATTTCCAATCGTAGCCTTATACGCATTTATCAGTTTATGAATACCTCCTGTTCTAATATTTAAACTTGGAAAATGAGGCATAAAATCATTTCCCAGAAAAAAACATAAAAATATGTAATCATATATTCGGTTTGTTTGTTCCGTGGTGGTTAATTCATATCCGTTATTCATATCTAATGTAATGGTATGAGCCAATTCTGGAATGTCGAGTAAATAATTACAGTCTGGCTGAAGTGAACTATTTAGACTTTGAATAAAATGAGGTGTTTCTCTAAACAGAAATATTTGTTTTACTATTGGTAAGTGATTAATTGAAAGCATAATTAAATCCGCATCTAATCCATATATAACGTTGCACTTATCTTTATTAATTTCCGGATTTTCGCGAATAAACTCAAATATCTTGTGTTCTCCCTCTCCTACTATATCGCTTGTTGACAACACAATCTCACGAACATTATATTTGAGAGGTTCATTAAAGTATGCCTTTATACTATCGTTTAATTCCTTCATAAAAGTAGTTCCAGGGGTAATTAATGATGTATTGAATAGTTTGTGTGGTTTGTTTTCAAATATTGTATTTGAGATGTTTTTTTCAAATGCGGATTTGTATCTGCGTTGCCTTTGTTGTTCCAATTTGGCGACTGGCGCTACCCCATCAAAAGCGATATAAATATAATTATCTGGTTTAATAAGAAAAATATATTCGTCGATTTTATTTAAAACTCCTTTAATAATTAATTCGAAATTACTCGTATTATCGCCATTTATTATGTCGTAAATAATAGAATTACAGTCTAAATATAAATTATTGACTTTTAAAATGTCTATCTTTTTTATTATTTTATGGTGATTTTTTACTATATAAGAAAAATATGAAGGTATTCCCATTAAGTTTATGCTTGTGTTATTTTTAATATTGTTATAAACAACATAAATTAGCGTATGTTTATTACAATTATTTATAATATCTATATTTATAAAATGACTGTTAAACCACAAAATAATATTAATATAATATCAAATATAGATAAAAAACAACAATATTTTCAAAGCATTATACAAAAAACGTCTGTATATATACAACAGAATAAAAATCTAAATATTTTAGGTGCGAGTGACGTAAATAATTGTATGGATATTCTTTTTAACATTAATGAGAAACTTGCGAATTTGAAAAATTCGAATACCCAAAATAACGATGCAATAAACATATTACAAACAATAAATAATGACTTATCCAGTTTATTTAAATTCTATGGAACCGAAAATTTAGACGATTTGTTAGGTGTTTGCATAGGAACAACAAGTTTATTAACTAGTGAAGAAGGAGTTGACATACATAAATATGAATTATTAAAAAGGTATTTTCATCCTACAAGTTATAAAGTAGTTAATAATAAAACAGAGATACATAACAAAATATCAGGGTTAGGTGACATATCTTTTGATAAGTCGAATAACCACGATTGTTTTGATATTTGTGTTAATGTTAAATCCGACCATATGAAAATACACGGAATTAAATTATATGTTTATAATCCAAACAATAAAAGTATATTAATTTCCGGATTTGTCGATGATGTTATATTAGAATTTTTAAATAATAAATATATTTTATTGAAAAAAAACGATATTATGGTAAATTTACCAAACGAAGACATATTTAAATGTGGTGCGTTCACAAATTTCTTGGCTTCATTAACTTTAAAAGAATATTTAATACATAATAATACAGAAATATTCAATAAATATGTGGGTTATGTAAGCCAACTAAATAGTTTAAAACAAAAAACCATCGCACAAACAATAAAGGATTTTACGTCATCTGACATGTGTTCGAAAAGACTCATATTAACTCAGTTATTAATAAAATCGGATAATTACGAGAACCAATATCTCGCGTATTTACTATATGATATGTTATCAAATGATACCAACGAGTCAGGAATTGACACAACTGAACAAACTATTTTATTTAATAATTTTTCGTGGAGTTTAAAAAAGTTTTTTAGAAACGCTATGAAAAATACAATACAATATACACATAAATTATCTAATGTCGATATAAGTAAAATACCGTTAGAACAACAAATATGTTTATTAAAAACGTGTGATATCGTAAAAGAAAAAGCGATGTTAAAATTAAAGGAAATAAAATCAAAATCAGAGGATTCAGGTTCTAAAGCAAGACAGTATTTAGATGCCTTACTAAAAATACCCTTCGGTATTTATAAAAAAGAACCTATCTTAAATTTAATGAATACAATACGACGCAGTTTTAATGATTTATCAAAATCGTATGTATTGGATATTAAAATTAAAGAAAAATATACAAACATCGAAATTATAAAATATCTTAACCTAATTGAAGAAGACATAAATAAAAAGTATTATATTAATGAGACTCAACACAAATTACAAGAGGTATTAACAAGCGGCGAAAAAACTAAAATTACGCATAACGTAATTATATTAAATGAATTTATAACTAAACATAACATAATTTACGATAAAATTAAATATTCGAATAAATCTAAATCTGAATTAAAAAAGGTAATTTATTGTTTGGTCGAACATATACACAATACAAGTCCTGATTTATTTAAAATATTATTTAGAATATTTAATGAACCTCCACAAAAACTAACAAGTATTGCAAAAATAAAAACTAATTTAAATGAAATTAAAGACTTTATCGAAAATATTAAAACCACTCTTGATAAATCAGTTTACGGACACGAGTCTGCTAAAAAGCAAATAGAACGAATTATCGGACAATGGATTAACGGAGAACAAACTGGATACTGTTTTGGGTTTGAAGGACCTCCTGGGGTTGGGAAAACATCCCTTGCTAAATATGGCATATCTAATTGTTTAAAAGACGAATACGGAAGTAATAGACCCTTTTCAATGATACAAATGGGCGGAGATAGTAATGGAAGCACTCTTCACGGACATAATTATACGTATGTTGGGTCATCGTGGGGAAGTATACTTCAAATATTACTTGATACCAAATGTATGAATCCCATTATTTTTATTGATGAAATCGACAAAATAAGTAAAACCGAAAACGGAAAAGAAATTGTGGGTATTTTAACCCATTTATTGGATTCTACCCAAAATGATAGTTTCCAAGATAAATATTTCACAGGTATAAATTTGGATTTATCAAAGGTTCTTTTTATATTGTCTTATAACGATGTTGACTCAATCGATAAGGTTTTATTAGATAGAATTCACAGAATTAAATTCACAAATTTATCATTAGAAGATAAGCTAATCATTACTAACACACACATATTACCAGAAATCTATAAAAAAATGGGACTTGAAGATATTATTTTTTTTAGTGATAAAGTAATTAAATTTATTATTGATGAGTATACGTGTGAACCCGGCGTGAGAAAACTAAAAGAAACCTTTTTTGAAATTATCGGAGAAATAAACATTTATTTCTTAAAAAATTGTGATTCAAATACAGAATTACCAATAAATATAACTATCGAAGACATAAAAAACAAATATTTCAAGCATAAACAGGAATTACGACATAAAAAAATACATAGTGAAAGTAAAATCGGAACTGTGTGTGGTCTTTGGGCTAACTCTCTTGGAAAAGGCGGCACATTGCCAATACAAGCCAAGATGTTTCCAAGTCAGAATTTTTTAGATTTAAAATTAACCGGTTCGCAAGGTAATGTAATGCGCGAGTCCATGAATGTAGCACTTACGATGGCCTGGAACTTAACGGATGATACCATAAAGGAACAGATAAAACACCAGTATAAAGAATATGGTGTTCACGTTCATTGTCCTGATTGTTCCACACCTAAAGATGGACCTAGTGCTTTAACTGCTATAACTATTGTTATTTTCAGTTTATTTAATTCAAAAAAAATAAAAAACTATATTGGTATTACTGGTGAAATGACGATGGATGGAGATGTTACTGAAATCGGAGGTCTTGATTTGAAATTTTTGGGGGGTATTGCTGCCGGAATTAAAGAATTTGTTTATCCGGTTGAAAACCAAAAAGATTACAATAAATTTATGGAAAAATATAAAGATAGCGAATTAATTAAAGATATCTTATTTCATTCCGTTAATAATATACACGAAGTATTAGAATTCATATTTGATGAATAAGCAAAAATATATTATAGATTGTTATTATAATGAATACCCAACAAAGCATAGGTGGAGTTCCTTATAAACCATTCGTTGTATTTGAACCATACAATATTATTAAATATTTAACGTTTTTCTCTCCGTTAATACTCATTATTGGTATTGTTTCTCTATCTTTTATATTCCAGAATTTCAAGGGAATCTTGTATTTATTAATTTTACTAGCATTTATTGTATTTAGAGAACAGTCATATAATTTAGGATACTTAAAGACAAATGCACCTACCAATAAAAATAATTTATGCGATTTAATTCAATATAGCAAAAACGGAAATTCATCATTTAGTGCTTTTGTTTTTGCGTTTACTATTATGTACCTTTGTATGCCTATGTTTATTTATGGAAGTGTTAATTATTGGATATTATCCGGATTATTAAGTTATTTTTTAATTGATATTAGGATTAAATATTTATATCAGTGTTTTTCGTCAGGTGACTTGCTTTTAAATATATTTGCGGGTGCAATCCTTAGTTGTATATCTGTTATTATTATTATTAGTTCAAACGGGTTAAAACCATATCTGTTTTTCAACGAAACCTCCAGTAATAAAGAAGTGTGTTCTATGCCGAAAAAACAAACGTTTAAGTGTTCTGTTTATAAAAACGGGGAAATGATTAGTAGCACAATTACATAAAACTCTTGTAATTGATTTTCATCCACGCTATAAATCTTTCAACAATAAGTTTCCGTTGGAAAGATTCCGCAATTAACCTCATATTTCCAGGAGTTTTATAATTTGAAAAAAATTTATTACAAACATTAAATACGTTCATATTTTTATATTTCTCTAATTCGGAAAAATTATAAAGGGGTTTGTTTTTACGTTTATTTACGGAATTGTGGAAAATGTATAATACATTAATTAAATCTTCTTTGGTTTTTAATTTATCGATGTTAACACTTCCTAAATTAGCCCTTGCGTGTTCAGAACATTCAGGACACGGTAAATAACCACATATATTTTTTATATGCGAAAATAATTCAATTCCAATAGTATTATAATCGGTTTCGTTTATTTTTGAAGCTAAAGTATGAAATAAATCCCAAGTGGCTGGTCCCCATTGATTGATTGACATATTGGTTATAATTAATCAATATAAAGTTTTTTACAAATAACAACAAATAAAAATAAATAAATAATTATATATATATGGATAATTATATTCCGGATTTCAAAATTCATCATTTAAATGAAAACTCCGAGTTATATGAATACAACTATTTTATCAGTTTAATCCAAAAACCACAAAATCGCAATTATTTGTGTTCTCATAAAGGTATTAATCAACTTAATATTAGTTCTTATTCACAGATGTATTTTAATTATAATAAATTAAAAGATAAATCGGTTGAAATATATTTCATTGTTGACAATAATTATTACGAAGAATTAGTTGAAGAAAAAGACTTTAACGAAAATTTGGTAGATATGATATACGGTATTTCAATCATAAATTTAGTCGAAAATTCAAATATAATAAATATTGAGTTATTATGTAAAAACGAAAACCCCAATATTAAGTTTTTAAATTATAAACCAGGAGAACAATTATTAAACTTGATGTTTAATAATTACGAAAATAATAAGATTATTGTCATCGAACCATTAAACGAGAGTATCCTCAATTATTACATTAATTATAAAAAACCATTAATTAAATTATTTAGTGAAACCGGAACATTTTTAATTTATGGAACCGCACAGACCCTAAAGAATTTATCGATTGAAGACCTTGAATTTTTATTTTTGTCATTTGCGTCTATTAATTATTTTAAACGATTATTTAATTATGATGACGAAACATTAAAACAACTATTATCAAATAATATGGATTTTATAAAAAACGAACTTAACCAAAAACATTCGGAAATGTTAACAAAGTATAATGACATCCAGAAAAAAGAATTAAATGATGCATTTAAATTTAGACTCGGTTCTTTAAATTATAGAAATGTGGATGATATCCTCCTCACACAAGAAGACTCCAAAATAGGAGGTAAAACCCGAAGACTTAAAACCAAACACCGCAAAACTAAATACCGCAAAACCAAAAAACGAAATAAAAAAGAATAACTAAAAAAGAATAATAAAAAAAGAATAGTATAAATAATAATATG